ATTACTCTTGCTCGAGTAAGTTCCAAGGATGCATGAGTTCGGTTCGCTAGTCGTTCAGGTACCATGTTGCCGGCGGTTCTAAGACCACCGGGCCCATCTACTAACTTATTCATACTCTTCTTGATGCGCTTAGCCAGAAGTTTGGCATATGTGTAGCGTAATTTTCGGAGTTCAAGAGAGACTTTGGTAATCGTATGTTTCTTGAGTTCATCACTTGCTGATACCCGTCGAAACCCGCTTCGAGCTGCTAAATGGTTGACTTTAAGGCGGTTTGTTGCTTCTGCGGCTATGTCGCCGAGAAGCGTTTCGTACGGGACAAGTCCCTGTCTGAGTAATGATTCTGGATTGCGTTTAGGCCTTAGAGCCACGCATTTTGGTTTCTTTTTGAGGATTCCCCCCACAGGTAATAGTGGACTAGGGCGGAGTGAGGCTAAAACCTCGTCAACGACGCCCTTATAACAGGTCCAAAATTCTGTGGGTTTTGAGAAATCCCAAAGTTGCTCAATGGAGCGCAACGGATGATGCGATTTACACGCCAAAAAGGCGTAGTAGTCTCGGAATGAAACTTTCCCAATACGGTCTGGATGCCCACGGCGTTGAGGCAAACCGAGCCCGATATAGGGTAAAGTTGGGTGTATGCGCTATTCAGCGGCCCTCCTCCACAAATTGGGAGAAGTAATTCTAAGCACATCCCTAAAGCGCTGAAACACGGCCGGGTGACTAGCCCGATAACAGCTGGATAAACTGGACGCGTTCTGAAATATGTTCGTCGAATCGAAACGCCCGTAGGCGCCGATCGAGATAGTCCTTATCCACCTGTACCCAGTGATTTCCCTAAATCCTTCATCAGCGAAACCCGCCTGATCTACTAAATACGGCCCAGAGTTGGCATTAGGTGCCCAACTAAGATTGCCGAAATTAGGATTACGCGAGCGTTTCTTACCAAAAATAGGTGCAAACCACATACGTGCAAAGTTGCACACCGTGGATGACACCTGGTGCTTGTGCTTGGAAATGGGAAGTCCACTATCACTAAGCTATACCGAGTATGCAATGTTGCATTCTCTCGGCCAGATAGCAATTAGGTCGTCTCCGAGAATTCTGACAAATACGTCGTCTCTCTTCCACTGGTCTCTGGCTCCGCGAGTCTCCATTAAAGCTATACTAATAGCTTGATCAACGATGAAGATATGCAGAACAGAC